GATATGCTTGAAGCCGTCTAGTGCCACATCTACTCCTTAGTTTGTTCCAATAAAAAAGCCCCGCACTTGGCGGGGCTGGGTAATGCTTTTACTTAGGCTTTTGCAGCAGCAAGCAATGTGTCAATGTCATCTTGGGTAAGTCCAAGACCGATCAATTTCTGGTTAGTTGCAGCCAACTTAGCAGCCTGTGCTGCAACAGCGGCATCAGCCGCAGCCTTTTGGTCTGCCGCAGCCTGAGCAGCAGCAGCCTGTGCAGCAATCTCATCGGCGGTAAGTGGGCGAGTAGTTACTTCACCAGTCTCACAATTTACCTCGACTGCGGTTGGTGTATCAGACATTTGTATTCTCCTTTAGTAAATGTGGTGCATATTGGTTGAGTATTTCTAAAGCGTACTGAACTTTATCTTCTATTCTTTGTCCTGGTGGCTGTGCTTTAGACCAAAGTTCTAGATTTTCTATGCGATTATCTGAACGATTGCCATTCTTGTGATGTACATTTTCATTTTCGGCCAGCGGTCGGCCTAAATGGTTAGACATAACAAGACGATGCTCTGCTATCCATCCCTTACTATCCGCATTTGGATGGCCTAAAGCAGGCACGTGAGAATAATAACTTCGTGCATTTTTATGTCCTTTAGGTCTAGCAAAAGGGTCACCATACAGTTCAACCCTCTTATAGTGCATGCTGCACATTCCTTTGGCAATGTGTGGTTTTAAACATTGACGGTTATCTTGAGTAATAACTGTGCAAGACTCGTGTTGAATTAAACGCCCACTACCACGGCCCGCAAGAGGGTCTCCATATTTTTTAAACTTTTGGTAGTGTTTTACGCAATAGCCTTTGGCAAATTTTTGGTTATCGCAATTATTTACTCCACAATAGTTTATTGTTTTAACTTCCATAAAAGTAATCATATCACGAAGACTTCAAACCGTAGAGGTAGAAAGAAGAATTGGCTACAAAGTTGCCTGTGTTTGGATATAACAGTAGTGAAGTTATTGCCGCGTTATCGCGCCATAAATGAGCGTTTGTAATGATATAAGCATTGGTTGAATTGCTTTCAACTACGCCAAATGAACCAAAAGGTTTATTTACGGCAACTGTATAATTTGGAATATATACTTCATAACTTGAAAAAGTGTTTGCAGTATTTGATGCGCCGTTTGTGCCGTAAGCAAATTGGTTATTTGTTGCAGTTCCAGAAGTGTAACTGCCCACCGTTCCAGCACTGTCATAAAGTTGCGTCCAAGAGTATTCGCTGACTGTTGATCCGTTTATCTTCATGCGCACAGTTTGCATTAAATCTGCTTGGTCATCTAATGCAGACCATTTCAACACCAAATCCGTATAAGTTTGCGGAATTGATGAGAAGGTAACAGAAGCAGCAGATGAGCCAAGGACTTGACTGCTGATTAGGTTGTATGTTGCAGCCATTTGTCAAATCCCCCAAAGAGTAGCGGTAAAACCTGTGGCAAAGTTTGTTGCAAGTAATTTTATAGATGTTATTGCTGCGGTGCTACGCCAAAGACCTACTGTTCTGCTTACCGAGCCAGAACCATTAGCATCTTCTGATGCTGCACTAAGAACTGTTTTATATGTAGAGCCTGCGTATGAAAAAATATCTGCTTGTAGCGTGGAAGGAGTTGTAGTAAAACCATTTGGTTCGAGATAAATCCAACCATTTGTAACATCAGAACCACTCGATGCGCTACTACCATTTCCGACTAGGTAAGTATCGGAATAGTTTGTCGCAGTATCTCCGTTAAATTGCAATCTAACATTTTGAGATGCGGTGGTTGCGCCAGTAACTACCAATCGTAAATCCGTATAGGTACTTGGTATGCTAGAGAATGTGATGCTAGAAGCAGCGCTTGAAAGCGTTTGCGTTGCGATTGGTACATAGGTTGCGGTAGCCATTATTTAACTCCATATAAAGAAATAGTTCCCAAAAGAACATCGCCATAACCGCTTATTAACGTTAATGAAGTTATGGCATTTGTATTAACATTCATAAAACCTGAACCAATCCAAACAGATTCTCCATTTGAAGAATTTGTTTCTATTCCAGATATTTGTTTAACTGTTTTGTATTTAGTAGTTGATGTGTAATCATGAATATCAATAATTCCCGAAGAACAAAATAAATTACTAAATGACCTAGTTCCAGGAATAGGTGAAAAAACAATTCTATCTGTGTTGTATCCAGAACTTCCAGCAACTGCATTTACATAGCCAGCGTTAGTTTCAATAGCGTGCCACATATATTGGTCATTTGATGAATAACCATTTATTTGTAAACCAAAGTTGTCATCTGTGTAACTAGATCGATTTGAATCAATTGTGTATCTTATTTGCAAATGAGAATATGTTTGCGGAATAGATGTAAATGATATGCTTGTTTGGCTTGTAGCGGTTGCTTGGCTAATCAAAAAAAAGTTGCTTGTCACCAAATGCCCAGTTTTAGATGAGGCTAAAATACCTGGTATTACTGCCATTAGGAAATATCCCCAATCACGGTAAATGTATTTGTTCCTGTGCAAATAATTGTAGCAGCGCTATACTGCGCACGAAGGTTCGGAGCAGCAACGGTTGCACCTGTGGATGTAATAGTTACACCTGAACCTGCCGCAATGCTGACTTGCCCAGCACCGATTTGCTGAATGTTTACTTGTTGGCCTGTGGTAAATACACTTGGCGGCACTGTCAAGGTGATTGCTGATGCGTTGCTTAAAGTAACTAATTTATTTGCATCTGTGCTGATAAGCGTATAGGTTGTTCCCGTCTGAGCATTAAATGATAAGTTAAAATTAGCCCCTGGCAAATTTAACAAAGTATTGCTGTTATAATCAATTGTTTTGTTTGTCAAGGTTTGAGTGTCGCTATCGCCAACGACATTTCCTGTAATACCATGTACGCCTGATGAAGCCGCCTGGTGGGTGGCTGCATCTGTCATATCTTGTGCTGTGATAACGTGGCGGATAACCGCTCCAACGCCATGTGAAGCCGCATTGGTGCCGTTAAAAGCACGGGTGATAGTTAGAGTAGAACCAGATGCACCTGTTACTAGGACCAGTTCCTCAATCGCTGAGTTGTAGTCAATTGCTAGAACAAAGGGATAAGTGCTTGGGTAGCCCACTGGCGAGGTATTAAGAATCGCCGTTGTAGATGAACTGGTGATTGCTGAAGCAAGCGTATTGTCAACCGCAATCGCGGAGTAGTAACGTGTCACTGGCTATCCTAACTTGTGTAGTGCGTCCTAGGCGGGAACTGCGCTTCAAGACGACGAATCTCGATTTGCAGGCGTTGCTGGTATAGATTTTGAATAGCACGGCCAATGTTAACTGCTGAGCCAATTGGGTTATTTTGTCCCATTGCTCCTGCTTCTGCAGATAGCGCAGGTACACGGCCAAAATCTAGGTACATTGCTGTACGGTATGCCGCACCAAGGACAATTACCTCACGGCAAGTATCTTCAAGGCCAGTCATAGAAAAGTCATCTGAATCATATTGCAAGACAGTTGGCTTTTTGGTGTAAGTCACCATGATCTGACGACCAGGAATGATGCCTTCACGGATTGAAATAGTCTTACCACTGTTCCATACAATTGGGTTAGCAGTACGATCTACACGGTAATGGCGAATTGGTAGCCATTCCTTAGATGGGCCGATGGTCTGCCATGAGGCAGCCAGCACATCTACGCATTCATCTGGCAGGACATAAGTTGTCACTGCGGCTTGGAATGTAAAGAGTGTGTAGTAAACGCCAAACAAGTCTGGGTATACAGCATCAATTGCTTGCTGTAGGTTACGGCGAATTACTGAGCGTGGGAATGAAGGAGTGATAGTTACTCGTACACCTGCTAGGTGAACAGCAGCGGTTGTATCTCTAAATCCTCTGCCATAAGCAGGGACAGTGGCTGTGTTGGTTGTACGGTCAAATGAGTCAACCCAGATCAACTCATCGTCAATCTCAACCAAACCACGAGTCAGCACAGTGCCATCGGCAACTGTGAAGGTTAGGTCAGTTGGCGCCATAGGCGCAATAAGAAATGTAGCCTGATCTTGACGGTTGGTGTAACCTGTCAGCGATAGGGCTGTTTCGTCTATAAGGTCT